TTTCCGTCGTCGGCAAGAACGGGTAGATGGTCTCACCGGCAAGCACGTTCGGGCTGCGCTCGCCGTCGAGCCGGATGTACTTGCCGCCCCATTTTGTAAGCCACTCGTCGTCGGTCTCCGGCTGCACCGACTCCCAGCCGTTGGCCGGAGTCGACCACGTGCCGAACGCATCGAAAGGACTCGCAGGGTTGGACAGACCTTTGAACTCGAACTTCGGGTTCTTGGAAAGGTTGCTCAGAGCCGCGTGCATGATAGCCTCGCTGAGTTCGCCAAGCTCGTCACCAATTAGAATGACATGTTTCTGTTTAAGACCGATGAACTTGCCGATGGCCTCGCGGGTACGGCTGCGCTCAGCCGCGATGAGCGACAGACCTGCTCTGTCGAAGGTCTGGCCCTTCTCGTCGATGTAGTTGGCCGACCCGATCGAGTCGCGGATGTTGACCGGCGCGCCTTCGATGACCGACAGCAACGAGATGACCGAACCCCAAATACGCTTGCGGGCCTCGCGCAACGATGTCGAGGTCATCAGGACGAGCGTGTCGCGCGGACGGGCCAGCCAGCTGATGATGCCGTAACCGGCTAGAGTATGCGATTTTCCGGAGCTAGCCGCGCCCCCTACGGCTAAGTACTTGTTGTTGATGCACTCGTGGATAATCTGCTCCGCCCAAGGATGCTTCAAGAACATGTGCTCCGGCAAGTCGTCGCGATTCCAGAGCTCGTCGGCGACGCGCCAGAAGTAATACTCGCGAGCCTTCGGGTGAGCGTGATTCGCAAATCCCCACAGCAGCGCCGTTAGCGCATTGGTAACCGGTATCGGGTATCCTCCGACATCCATCATGTTGGTCTTAGGATCTATCCTCGGCTCCAGCACCATTGCGGCTGAGTTCTTCGGCGTCTTATCTGGAGTCTTCTTAGGTCGGCCCATAGTGGTGCTAGTACGTCACGCATAGTATCTAGCACGAATTTGTTTGACAACGCTTAAATTTATTGCTGCTCTAGCATCTGTGGCCGCCAAACGGAAAAAGAAATCTACCTTAGCCAAGCAGCGCGAGAAGGAGGCTGAGGAGCGTATTCAACGTCGGCGATCGTCTACCGAGAAGCGCCAGCGGTGCCTCGACCTATTCGAGTCCGGAGTGACCGTCGTGTCGCGCATAGCGGACGAGGTCGGCGTCACGCGGCAAACGGCGAGCCGCTGGCTGCAGGAAGCCGGACTCACGGCAAAGAAAGCACCGGCGCAGGACTCGGAGGATGTCTTCTCTGAAATAGAGATCACCGACGAGTTTGCCGACCGACTTGAGGCCGAGACCGACAGCATCATCACCGACCCCTACTTGAAGGCGCGGGACGATGAGCAGCAGGCTTTGCTTGAGGTCGCGCAGAACCAGTCGTCTCCGGCTGACAAGTATCAGGCCTACGTCGCGACGAGCGCGATCCGAATGCTGCGCGACAACCTGCCGAACGTGCGCGGTCCTCGAACCATCCGCGAGCTTTCCGAACTTGACCAGCTCATCCGCCGCAGCTTGGGCCTTAACCCGAAAGGCAACAGCTCCGGCTCCGCCGGAACCCTTACCATTGACATCAACGTGCTCAACAACACGAAGGCGGATATGAGCAAGAACCGCACGATTGACGCCCAGCCGTACGAGGACGACGATGAGTGAGCCAACGGTCGTCTTAGGAATTGACAACGGCATCTCCGGTGGCCTTACCGCTATCGCGGTGTCCAACGGCGACATCCTCCTGCGCGAGACGATGCCGCTAACAGAAGTGTCCGGCAAGTCCGAGCCGTGTGTTCGCGGCCTGCTGCGCCTGCTCGACGAGCTGAACCGAGAGCGCCTTGTCATTGCGATTGAGGAGCCGCTGCGGCACGCGAAAAGCTCACCGGCAATCCGCTCAATGGCGCTGTGCTTTGGCAAGATCGTCGGCATGGCGGAGACCAAAGGCATTGCGGTCGAACGCATCGCTGTGCGCGACTGGCAGAAGAGTATGCTCGGAGTGGTACCGGCAAAGATGACAAAGGTGTTTGCGCTGCGCGCCGCCAACAAGCTCTGGCCGGACGAGCAATGGCTCGCCACCAAACGATCCCGCGTCGCCCATGACGGGTTAGTAGACGCCGCCCTAATCGCAGAATTTCACCGTAGAACGCTATGAGCTTCGACATCGCAGACCGCCTGAGCGCCATCCTTGAAGACATTCTCAACCGGAAGTTTCGCATTCCATGGACAGAGCGTCCGGCGGACTGGCTACCGGATGCCGGATACTCTTCGTTCCTCAGCCTCCTACAGGAAGAGTTCGACATCCAGCCGGACGAGATCCGCGATATTGAGACCCTAACCTTTGAAGAGCTGGCCGACGAGATCGAACGGATTCTCAGTAATTCGTAGGCCCTTGAACTTTTTCTGAAATTTATCTTGCCCGTCCGTCAGCCTTCCGTTAGGACAGTTGGCGTTATGCAAGACGAAACAGCAGAGAGTAATTAGCTAGTTCACGCTGTCGGAGACGACCAGTAAATCTCTAAACCGATAAACGATGACTATTAGAAAAGACGATCCGAAAGGCGCTGCCGGTGCGCTCAAGTGCCCGCTGCACTTGCTGCCGCCTAATCCTATGCAGGACATCGCATGGGTGCTCCGAGGAGGGGCTGACAAGTACGGCGAGTTCAACTGGCTGCACAACAATGTCTGCGCCAGCACTTATGTAGGAGCCATCAAGCGCCATCTGGACAGCTGGTGGAGTGGCGAGCTGACCGATCCTGAATCCGGTATCTCGCATCTGGCACACGTTGCCGCGAGCGCGATGATCGTTCTGGACGCGCAGAACTTCGGTACTCTGAATCTCAACATACCGTATAAGACTGAGGAGCCGTCAAACGAGGACAACCTATAATGGACGCCTACGCTGTTATCAACATGGATACCGAAGAGCTGCACGCGGTGTTTGGCAGCGCTGCCGGAGCCGCCGCGTATATCGAGGATACCAGAATACAACAACTTGAAAATGCCTCTGAGTCTAGGGATATTTTAGAAAGTTGGCACGAGCGCCGTTACGCTGTTATCCAGCAGTGCAAGAAATCACCGGACGCAAAAGGTATTCTATACTATTGGCTCCTTCACAATAAGAAGCCACAAACGCCAGCGATTAGTAACCTTTACATTAAGACAGTAGACCTTCACCTATGAATGATAGCCCGTTAAACTTATCTCGCGTTGCTATTACGGTAACTGAGAAGTATGTCCAGTATACTTGCGCCGACGACTCAGTCGAAGACTGGCTTACGCGCGAAGACCGCACGCGGCTATGGCACGAGTTCCTCAACGTCGGGCAGTACATGCGCTATCTCCATGCGGAGATCGTCTACGGCGAGAGCCGAGCCGGTATGACATCCGCCAACTTCCACTTCAGCGACCGCAAAGCCGCAGCGGCTGCTTATGATAAGATTATGTTTGACGCAGTAGAGTTAATCAGAATCCGGATTCAGGAATCCGGTGAGGCTAACTGGATCGACATACAGGATTACGATTACGATACCACTAACCTCTAATAGCTATGGAAGGATTTGGAGCAGGAAAAGGATCATTGCCACGCGCTGTCGACGGCGAGACCTTCCGTGATCGGTTCAGCAGCATCGACTTCTCGTCACTACGCAAACAGGAAACTATGGAACCGGAAGGACAAGCAGGAGTGGAGAAGCCAGAGGATGTAGCGAAGCTGCGCCTGCGCATGCTGGCCCACTGGTGTGAGAAGCGCGCCTCCGGCGAACATGATACCGCAACCACAGTGACGATGTTGCGCAAGAAGGTGGAGGAACTCGCCAAAGCAATTAGTCGTGTCAGATAATAGGCAAGTAATACTTGACGCAATGAAGGCTGAGTTCTTCAAGCGTGCGAGTAAGGAGCCTCGTTATGTTAGCGATGAGTACTCCTATCTACTGGATCAGTTACAGGAAGCCATAATCTATTTACAAGAAGACTTAATAAATAACAATGAAGACACTATTTCCGAAGCAACAGGAGTCAGTTGACTTCCTGTGCGCCGCGCTCAACAAGCACAACGGCGCGCTGGACTCCAGCCTGACCGGTACCGGCAAGACGGTCGTGGCGTGCGCGGTGGCGCGGCAGATGAAGGTACCGGTTGCGGTCATCTGTCCGAAGATCGTTATGCCCCACTGGCGGCGTGAGCTTGCCGAGTTCGGCATCGAGCCTGTCTTTGTTCTCAACTACGAGAAGCTCAAACGCGGAACAGAGCATCTGGTTAAGGTTACCAAGAAGATGTTCCGCTGGCAGCTACCGGCGGACACGCTGCTGATATTTGACGAGGTACACAACTGTTTGCCAGAAGGCACCCGAGTGGCCACCCCGACAGGGCATACTCCTATTGAGCTTCTTAAGGTAGGTGATTTTGTGGAAACGCCAGCCGGACCGAGGCGAGTAACCGGTCATGTATTCACAGGATCAAAATCTTTTTGCATTGTGCACCATCAAGGTGGCGTAATAGTCTCTTCGCATGACCACAAAATACTCACCCAAGAAGGATGGACCGAAGCGGTTCAAATCACCGAACGGCACTGTTTGGTCTTGCCAGATGTGCGGGATTCCGGTCTGCAACAAGAACTCGAAGATGTGCCGACCCTGCGCACACCAAAGCCGTCGGGTGCTAGCAAAGAAGACCTGCGAATGGTGCGGGGAGGACTATTTCAGGACTCCCTCCAAATTGGCGACGACCTCGTGCTGCTCACGGAGTTGCGCACAGAGTCTTCGTGGGTCGACGCTGACTTCCGAAGAACGTCAACAGCGTCGAGACATAATGAGTCATACGCTGCGTACGCACCCGAGCTGGACGCAAAGATGGGAGGATATGAGAGGGGAGGGGAACCCTATGAAGTCTCAGGAAGTTCGGGAGAAGGTATCGGCAGCTCTAAGGGGAGTTCCGCGCGAGCACCTGAACGGCGGGAATGGTACGGGGTTAACCAAGCCTCAGCGCCTTTTGATGGAAGCCTTACCGCAGGAGTGGACCCCAGAGTATGTAGTATGGGGGAGGGGGGCCGTGAAGGTGTGGCCGTTGATGATCGTAGACTTAGCTATCCAAGAGAGGAAGTGGGCTATAGAAGTGGACGGGGCATCCCACAACTCGATAAAAGTGCGGGAGAGGGATTCTCGGAAGGATCAATTACTGGCAGATGCTGGGTGGAGCGTATTTCGGGTGACGAACAAAAAGATATTGGAGGATCTAGACCAAGCCCTCTTAGATATTCAAAAGTTCTTCGAGTCGAAATAAGTGAAGACATGCTCCCGTGCTACGATATATCGGTCGATGAAGTACCTTGCTTCTTTGCCGAAGGCGTACTAGTGCATAATTGCAAAGGGGCATGGACACAAAATGCCCAGATGCTCATCGCCGCAAAGCAGGCCGGTCTCAAGTGCCTGTTGCTCTCCGCCACTGCCTGCCAAGACCCGACGGAGATGCGGGCTATCGGTTACGTGTTAGGCCTACACAATCTCAACCGACCGGACGCCGACAGGCAGAGCTGGTTCGGTTGGATGATGAAGTTAGGCTGCAAGAAAGATCCTTGGAACAACTGGAAGGCAGGCCCGCTGTCGCGCTTGAAGGAACTCAACGCGCAGATGTACAAACAGAACGCCGTCAAGCTGACACCGGCTGACTTGCCGTCCGCGTTCGCCGACAACCACATCATCACCGAACCGTTGGAGTTCGGATCGCTAAAGGACATCGCCGCTTTCTACAAGACCCACGGCGTGACTCCGGAAATCATCGAGGCCGCGATGGAAGGCATGTCGCCGGAGCCCCATATCCTCGTTGAGATCCTCCGCGCACGCCAACTCGCCGAGGCGGCGAAGGTGCCGGATATCGCGAACATGATACAGGATGCGTGTGCCGAAGGCTACAGCGTGGTCGTGTTCGTGAACTTCATCGACACCGTAAAGGCGCTGCACGCCAGCTTTCCGGACGCGTCTATCATCGTCGGCGGCCAGAACGCGGACAACCGTGAGGAGCATGTCCAACGGTTCCAACGCAACGAGACGAACGTCATCATTGCCAACATCGCCGCCGGAGGAGTCGGCGTTAGCCTGCACGATACTGACGGTTCGTACCCTCGGATGAGCCTGATTTCCCCGACTTTCAACGTCAAAGACTACATTCAGACGTTAGGCCGCATCCACCGCAACGGGGCCAAAAGCCCTGCTACACAAAGGATTCTGGTCGCGTCTAACACCATCGAGGAAAAAATAATCGCTGCCCTTGAAAAAAAACGCTTGTCAATGGACACGCTTCACGCGCAGTCTCCTGCAGCTAACAGTTAATCAACAGAAACGATGAACAACGAAACCGCAGAAGAGAGGCCACATGCCGAGTTCTCCCCGTCCGGCATCAAGTACCTGAGCAAGTGCTCCGGCTTCAAGGGCCGCGACGGAACTTCCGAGGCTGCCGAGAAGGGCAACCGCATCCACGCGGCGCTCGAGACCGGAGACATCTCCGCGCTACAGAGCGAGGAGGAGGTCAGCATCCATGACCGCTGCAAGGCTGACCTTGACGCGGAACTTATGCAGCTTTTGGAGAACACCGGAGTGGAGCCTATCATCCACATGGAAGAGCGCCTTCAGATTCAGCTCGACCATACCCGCACCTTCGGTACTGCCGACGTCGTAGCTGTTTCCGGTAACTCCTGTTTGTTGTTAGACTTCAAGACCGGCGTGTCGAAGATCGACTGCCCGCCGCAGAACTTTCAGGCAACGGCCTACGCTATCGGAGTCTTCCAGAAGTTTCCGGAAGTCGACGTCATCAAAGCGGTCTTCAGCATTCCGGTGCGCGGCGAACTTCTTTCCGGATTCTACAACCGCAGCGAGCTGGCGACCTACACCGCTGAACTCTCACAGATCATCTGCCGCGCTGAGCGTGTCCGGCCACTCTGGTACACCGGCGAGCAGGACATTGATAACCTCAATCCTAGCACCGACTGCCGCTTCTGCATGTTCGAGGATCGCTGTCCGGCATTGGGCGCGGTCGCCATCGACGTCGCTACCCGCTATAAGCCTGAGCTGCTGCCGGACGGGCCTATCCATTCGAGCGACATTGAAGATCCGGCTACGCTCGAGAAGCTCTACGTCGTCGCCAAGATCGTCGAGGAGTGGGCCAGCGGCATCAAGCACAAGGCAGTGCGTCTTGCAATGGAAGGCACTGAGTTTGAAACCCTCCGGCTGCGCTCGATGGGTTCCCTCAAGAAGACCGAGGACAAGAACAGCCTCGCGCAACTTGCAATGCAGCACGGCCTTACGCTGCAGGACGTCATCGAGGCAGCTGACCTGACGGTTACGCAGCTCTCCAAAGCGATCCACGACCGCGCGCCGAAAGGCAAGAAGACTCATGAGGTCGAATCATTCGAGTCGTCCGCCGTCGACTTGGGCATCGTCACTATCGGCAACAAGCGTTTCACGCTAACCGCCAACTGAACAATCTCTGCTTAACAATAAGCAAGAAGGGCAAACGGATCTAGTCCTTCCTAAGGCGCAAGCCAAAGATCCAAATCGCTAACCTGAAATCCGAAGTATGAGCAAAGCAACAGTACCCGCAGTAGCCGAATCCCACGAACTTGCCCCACAGCGGCAGGATTCCGGATTCTCCATGTCCGACATTGAGATCCCCAAGCTCAACGTCATCCAGAAAATGTCGCAGATCGACGGGCCTGTCGGCTCGGTGGTCATCGACAAGGATGCCGTCCTGCTTGAGGCCGAAGCCAAGATTCCGGTCATCGTAATCGCGGCGAAGAAGCGCTTCAAGGAAGACGTTCTGTTCGGCAGCGATACGATTCCTCGTATCGTCAGCACTCAAGCGGAGGCCGACGTCCTTGCTGAAGAGAGCGAGTACGGCATCATGGAGTTCGCCGAAATCGTCCTGCTGATCCCCCAGCCAGCCGGAGCCGACGACGAGTTGTTCCCGTATCCAATCGGCGACAACAACTACCAGATCGCACGCATCACGGTGCAGAAGGACGCGTACCGCCTGACCTACAAGCGCTTGTTCACGTTCCAGACGTTCAATCCGGACGTCAACCTTGCTGCCCGCCTGTGGCAGTTCGGAACGGAGCTTATGAGCAATGGCAAGTATAGCTGGTACGTGCCGACGCTGAGCATCACGAAGGACGAAGCTTCCCCTGAAGCTCTCGCCTTTGCCGCCCGCCTTGGAAACGGAGGTGGCAAGTGAGTCTCGCTGCAGTTATCGACCGTCCGGAGCGTGTGCTCGGAATCCTTAGCACCCAAGCAAAGGAACTCGCTGATGTGATCGCCAACATCGACCAGACCATCATTGAGCACAATGAGGCCGCCGGTCACCTGACGACGCAGAAGCTCGGTCTCATGTTGGTGGCTCAGGCCATCGAGAACGACATGGATCGTATTCGCAGCAAGCCAGTTCCGGAAGAGGAGCAGCTTGAGCTGAAGTTCGACGCCTAATTAGGCAACCCCACCCTGCTCGCCGGTTTTTGTATCGGGCTGGCGAGCAGGGTTCTTTTACGCCCAAAATAAAATCTGAACCATGATTACCTACGCTTTAGACTTTGAATCCTATTACGATGACGAGTGCTCGATTACGACCGCAGGCCCGCGCGGCTACTTCTCGCATCCTTCCTTTGACGCCTACATGGTGACCGTCGTCGGCGATGACGGGTTTGTCTACGCCGGACATCCAAAAAATTTCAACTGGCCGATGCTGGCCGGACACCGCGTGCTGATGCACAACGCATCCTTTGACGAGAGCCTCTACCTGTACGGCGTCGAAGCCGGATGGTATCCTAAAGTCGAGTTCGGAGAAGTGCATTGCACCGCCGACATGTGCGCCGCCCTCGGCAAGCCGCGCAGCCTGAAGAACGCAACCGCTGAAGTGTTCGGCCTCGAGGTTCTCAAGACCACGCGGGACAACATGAAAGGCAAGCGTTGGGAGTCGATGTCGGAAGAGTTCCGCAAGGAGGTCACCGAATACGCGATCAAGGACTCCGAGCTTTGCTTGCGCCTCTGGCAGGAGCTCTCCGACGGCTGGTCGGACTTCGAGCGAGCAGTCAGCGCGACGAACCGCCGGATCGGCCAGCGTGGCGTCCCGATGGATCAGAACCTGCTGCACAACAATTTGGGCAAGATCAAGAAAGCCCTTTACGACGCGGAGCAGGCCATCCCTTGGATTGGCGAGTATACTCCACTCTCGCGCAAAGCGTTCAACGCGCAGTGCCGCAAGGAAGGCATCACGCCTCCGGTGTCTCTTGCTCAGGACAGTGAGGAGGCCGACAAGTGGTTCGCCGAGCACCAGAAGGCCTGCCCGTGGGCTCGCGCGGTGCAGAGCTACCGCCGGATCAATGCCTTCATGCGCAAGCTCGAGTCCTTTGCGGCAGGAACAATGCCGGACGGTCGCTTCTACGGCGGCTTCATGTACTTCGGAGCCAACCCTACCGGTCGCTTTAGTGGCAGCGGCGGCAACCTGAACCTGCAGAACCTTCCGCGCGGCGAGATGTTCGGCGTGGACTTCCGCAGCATGATCCGACCGAAGGACGGCTACAAGCTCATCATTGCCGACTTGTCGCAGATCGAAGTGCGCACGCTGTGCTGGTGGGCACAGGACAAGGAAGCCCTCGAGGAGATACGCAAGTCGCCGGATATCTATCATGCGTTCGGCGTGCTGCTCGGCTTGCACGATCCGGCCAACGGCCCGCTCAAAGAGTATAGCTCCGACCTCCGGTCACAGGTAAAGATGCTGACCTTAGGCTGCGGGTTCGCGATGGGGCCTAATGGCTTTGCCGCGAAGGAGGGCATACCTCTCGAGGAGGCCGAGCGCAACGTCGGCCTGTACCGGCGGAGGATGAAGAAGATTGTGAAGTTGTGGTCGAAGCTCGACGAGGACTGCCGCATGGCCCACGCGCTTGAGCAGCCTCTGACAGTCACGCTGCCGTCCGGCAGGACAATGGACTACGGCATGCTTAAGCGGATGCGTAACCGGCACGGCTATTTCGAGTACATCGGCAAGATGGTGCGCAACGGAGCCCGCCGCGACTTCCGCATATGGAAAGGCCTACAAGCTGAAAACTGCTTGGCCGGAGATACCCTTGTATTATCCGACTCCGGATGGAAGCCTATTGTAGCTGTCACTGAGTCGGACAAGCTGTGGGACGGGGAAGAGTGGGTATCCCATAGGGGCCTTATCAGCAATGGTCTCCAGCCCGTCATCGAGTGCCACGGAGTTATCTGCACTCCGGATCACGAGTTCCTAGACGGCGGGGAGTGGAAATTAGCCCAACAATTAGCCTGTCAGAATCTTTCTGGTAAGGTCTTATTGCCGAATGGAACCCTCAAAGATTGCGGGGGACATACTGGATCTAGCTCAGTCGAACGGGGTAAAAGATTCAACTCTGAGGTACCGCATAGCCTCAGGATGGCCGATAGGGCTAGCCGCGACAATTCCTGCGAACGCCGCGAACCGGTATACGACATTAGGGATTGTGGAAAAAGGAGCCGGTTCGTAGTTATGGGGCATGCCGGTGAGATCCTTATCGCCCACAACTGCTCCCAAGCCCTAGCCAGAGACATCTTCGCCGACATTATGGTGCGCGTAGAGGATGCCGGATACCGGATCGTTATGCACGTGCACGATGAACTCATCGTCGAGGTCGCGGAGGATGCGGCCGAAAAGGCGCTCACCGACATTCAACGAATCATGGCCACGCCTCCGGAATGGATTCCGGATATCCCCCTATCGAGCGACGCCCACATCGAAGACTACTATTCTAAATAAGACCTGCCTCTATGAAATACCGATACATTACCAACCTCCGCTCGTCCGCAGTCACTCTATCGAACGACCTCTCCACCTTCCAGCGCAACGTGCCTTCCTTCAACTCGAAGGCCGACTACCGCGCGTGGTGCGCCGACGCGACAACAAACCACTGCTTCTACTCGATGGCGGAAGGAGACAACCCGACAATCCGCGTCAACGAAGACAACCCGATCAATAAGCTCTACGGCTTTGTCGCCGACTACGACGCCCATGTGGATTGGGACGATATTGACAACCATCTCAAAATCAAAGGCGACGGCGCTCCAGCTCCTACGTGGCGCACCAAAACCCAATCCGGCTACGCCAGACTTATTTGGGAGTTCGAGGAACCTATTCCGGTGGCGCCGGAGCTTGCCTCCGCCTTCCTCAAGCGGCTCGGCGACTCGTTCCGCGCGTCAATGCTGCTGGCCGGATTCGACCACTGCAGCCACAAACCGGCACAGACGTATGAATTAGGCAGCGAGTGGACGCGCATCGGGGATCCTGTACCCTCTATCGCCATCCGCACGACGCTCCTGAAGACGGCAAACGACACGCCGATCCGGACAGATGATACCAATATCCCAATCGAGGATATCGCCGCCGCCGTCGAGGAGCGGTTTGCCGGACGCTGGAAAGGCGAGTTCGCTGTCGGCGCTCGAGGCCCGCTGTTCTGGGTTGACGACAACATCGACCGCGACGGCTGTCAGGTTCGCGAGGACGGGATGGTCTGCTACAGCGACCGTGCCGGAAAGGGCTTCGTCAGCTGGCGCGAAATCTTAGGCAAGAAGTTCATCGACCAGTACGAGGACAAGAAGCTGAGCGGCCTGATCGACCATTACTGGTTCAATGGTAAGGCATTCTACAAGCTGCTCAACGGCGGGCCGGTGACGATCCCGAAGGAGCAGCTCATCCTTGAACTGCGCAAAGCAGGCTTCTCTCCGAAACCGAAGAAGGGCCAGCCGCTCTCGGAAATCGAGAACGCCGTCTTGTCAATCTCCAACGACTGCCGCGTCGACGAAGTGGCTCCGGTCATCTTCTCCGACCAGCGCGTCGTGGCGTTCAATAGCTGCCGTATTCTCAACAACTGCAAGAACGGAGCGGTTCAACCGGCGGCGGACGGCGATCCTATCTACTGGCCGTGGATCGAGTCCTTCGTCATGCCCTTCTTTGCGCCGGACATTGATGGCAATTCGACACTCCCGTATTTCCTAGCGTGGTATCAGCGCCTGTATCTTGCGGTGCTCAACCACCGTCTGGATCAAGGCCAACTGTTAATCCTGTTGGGCCCTACCGGATTCGGGAAAACGCTGTTGACCAATCAGATTGTGGCAAAGTCAGTAGGCGGATTTGGCGACGCGTCGGCCTACCTATCCGGCGAGACCGCGTTCAACCGCGACCTGTGTGGGAGTGCCGCATGGGTGGTGGATGACCAGACCGCCGCAGCAACGTACGCCGACCAGCGTAAGTTCGTCGAGCTTACCAAGCGCTGCGTTGCCAACCCACGATTGGAGTACCATGCGAAGTACGCCGACGCGGTGTCGCTGCCGTGGAGCGGTCGGGTGATGATGTCCCTCAATCTGGACGCCAACTCGCTTGCCGCGCTGCCGACTCTCGACAGCAGCAACCGCGATAAAGTCATCGCGTTGAGCATCAACAAAAAGCACAAGGTCAAGTTCGGCTCAAACACGGAGAACGAAGCCCGCATCGACGCGGAGCTGCCGTACTTCCTGCGCTGGCTACACGATTGGAAGGCTCCGGCGAGCATCCTCGACAGCAGCCGATTCGGGGTGAAAACCTACATCGATCCGTTCATCGAAGCCGCCGCCTACGACAACAGCAGCCGCAGCGCGATCGCCGAAATGGTTGAGTTCTTCGCGAAGAAGGTGCGCGAGTACTCCGCTGCTCCGGTTTGGCGCGGAACGCTCACTGAGTTTCAGGTGGCGTTGCACGAATGCAACGGGGGCCGCAGTGTCGGAAATAGCTCGAATCTGGAGTTCATCCGGCGCGGCATGACGGTTCTGGAAGAGGTTTGCCTGCACAATAAGGTAGTCCGACCGGTCCGCAGCCGAGGCCAAGGAGGCGGGAAAGTTTGGGAAATCGATCTGGATGTGCGATTTGATATTGACGACGGCGCTGATTTCTAATATGAACGGCTCGAAACCAACCACGAACATGAGCAAGAAACCAACCACGAACATGAGCAAGAAGCCAACAACACCGAAACAGACTCCTCAATTCTGGATCATTGACACCGACGGCAATAGCGCGTCCGGCCCGCATGCGAGTATGAAGGCAGCCGAGGCCGCCATTGTGGCGAACGCGCGAGACCTATGGATGGACTCCTGCGACTGCATCCGGTCTGATAACGACGTTAGGTGGTGCCTGCCGCTGCACATCGTCGAGGTGCGGCGCACAGTGATTCCTGACATCACAGCCACCATCAAACTCGTAGACGCCTGAACCGATGACACGAGAACAAATCGAACAACTCTGGCGCGAAGCCAACAACAAGGCCGAGGACTTCCAGCCCGACGCGCCCACCCAGAAACTGATTGACCAGTTTGTGGCTCAGTATCAGGCGGCAGGATTAAAGAAGCCAACATTATCTAGCGACCAACCAACACCGGAGACGGATGAGCTATGGCAAAAGCACGGGCGACTATCGCAGGCGCTTGCGGCTCAGTCACTGGCGCTATGCGAGAGACTAGAGCGCGAGCGCGACGAGGCACTAGGGTATCTCGACGAAAGTAAAACGATGGTTCAAATTAAAAACCGCTACACCGGTGCCGTGATCTTTGAGGTCAGAGCTGCTAGATGCAGAGAAGCAATCGAAACCGCCGTTAAGGATGGTTTTGATCTGAGTGAGGTTGATTTCGTTGGGTTTGATCTGCGCGGTGCCAGCCTGCGCAACGCCCGACTTGCCCACGCTGACCTCACTAACGCCGACCTGCGCGGCGCTGTCCTGAGCGGTGCCGACCTGAGCGAAGCCTGTCTGGAAATAGCCGATTTGATCGGTGCTGAACTGTTTAACGCTAACTTGTCCGGCGCTGACCTGAGCGGCGCTGACCTGTCCGGCGCCAGCCTGTTTGGTGCTGACCTGTCCGGCGCTGACCTGTCCGGCGCTAACCTTCCCGGCGCTAACCTTCCCCGCGCCTACCTGTCCCGAGCTAACCTGTCCAATGCCGACCTGCGCAGGACTGACTTGTCCCACGCCAGCCTGTCCCGAGCTAACCTGTCCAACGCCGACCTGCGCAGGACTAACTTGTCCAGCACCAGCCTGTTCAAGGCTAACCTATCCGGGGCTAACCTGTCCGACGCTAACCTGTCCGGCGCTGAACTATCCGGCGCTGACCTGTCCGGCGCTAACCTGTCTAGGGCTGACCTGTCCCGAGCTAACCTGTCCAATGCCGACCTGCGCAGGACTGACTTGTCCCACGCCAGCCTGTCCCGAGCTAACCTGTCCAACGCCGACCTGCGCA